TCCTGCCGTCATAGAAGGAATAAATCTATAAGGAGCATCAGTTGCATTAGTATAAGCTCCTGCGTCTTGAATTCTTTTAACAAAATAAATATGCATATCTTTAGATGCAGCTGTAGAATTAGGTGTTGGGTAAATGGTTACCGTAACTTTGTCCACGAATCTTTGAACCCAGAATTGACTTGGAGTTCCTTTAGTTAATTTATTAGAAAAAGCTGCATAAGTAGACCTTGAAACTTTTGTCATAGGTAAATCAGTTTGATCGGTAGCTGTTCTATCCGTTCTATATTGAGCAGATAAAACATCAGATAATCCATAAGTAGAAGCACCAGATGTTCCTCCTACTGTAACTGAAGAAGTACCATCCCCGGATGCTCTGTAAAAAGTATATTCTGCTTGACCTTCGATTAAGTCAATGTTGGTATCACCCACTTCCCAAAAGTGGATTCCTCTATTTCCCCATTCTTGAAATAAAATATTTAAAGATCTTCGAGCACTATGAATTTGATGTCCAGCAGTTCCTACTAAACCAATACGCTCGTACGCTTCTGCAATAATATCATCAATTGCAAAATTCTTTTCAAATGTATAAGAGCCAGATGTTGTATTTGCCATCTAATCCCCTATCCATAAAAGAACGTAACCATGTCAATAGTCGTTAACGTTGCTTTTGCTGATGTTTCACAACGAAGACCAGTTCCTGGAAAAATAACAGTTTTTACTACCGCTGTTGAAGCGCCTGTAGGTATATCAAAAGTAGCAACGGCTGTAGTATCATCATTAATAACAATACTTCCTGCCGCATTATCATTTACATAGTAAAATCCTAGTACTCTAGCTGGACCTGCAAAAATAGTTCCTGTTGCAGTAAGTCTGGTTGTTTTTATATTAACTGGGTATCCCATGTTTTTTCTCCTATTAAAAGTGCTCCCGAAGGAGCACTTTAATTATTATTATGAAAGGTTATTGTTCTGCAAGTAATTAATAGTTACTGTAGCAGCACCTGCTGACGCATCATTGTTTGCACCATTATAGATGTAACCAACTTTGATGTCAGAAGTTCCAATATCTTTCCAATTAGCACACAATGCAGCTGTTCCTAAAGCTATTTTACCAATAGCTGCGATACTTACATCATTAACATATAAGTCCGTATCTGCCGATGAACCAACTTCTAATAAATCATTACCTGAATCGTTAAACGCAGTTTCTACGTTAACTTCAATAGATACGATTTGAGAGTTAGCTGGAATTACCACAGTTGTGTCTGTTGCTGAACCTTCAGTTGAATAAGCAAATGAAAATGATTGAGACATTAACACTTGACCTACGTTTTTAACATCCGTTCCAACAGTAGTACCAGTTGTATTTGATATCGTTCCCGCTTTTATCGGTCCCGAAAATGTAGTTGTTGCCATAATTATATCCTCCTAGTTTCCGAATACTGTCTCTAGGCCGTCGACTATACGCGTCAGTATTCTAATTAATTGTATAGTAATTATTTTATATATTAGATTTTAGTAGAGTGCAAGAGATCCCTTGCAGAAAGACGCAATTTCAGCGATGTAGCTTTTGTTCTAAGTAGCTACAGAAACTTGGGGGGCAGCATTATGAATTGCATTTTCTCTATCTGCAATTTTAGATTCTTCGAGTTTGATCTCAGTAATAGTGTTCTTAATTGCACTATCAATTTCGACCATATTAAGAGTATATTTACCACTTTGCTCATACTCTAACTGCCATTTCAACTCCAAGGACCGTTTTTGTTTGTACAGCTCTTGTACCATCAACAACCTCCTCATAGGTTATTCTGTTAGGATTGGTTTTAAACATTCCCGTTGATTCCCACTTTATACTTCTTTCTCCAATTTTGTCAAGGATAGATTTTTCAATAGAATCACGATTATCTTCAGCTTCTACTTCAAAAGAAGCATAGTGATCGTAAGCCCATATTTTTACTAGGAATTTTCTCATTTTCTCACCTTATTTAGAAATTGTGGCGGAACTATGTTCCGCCACAAAATTTTAGTTATTACGCACCTTCAACGCCGTAGATACCTCTATAGTCAGAACATCCGAAGACGTATCTTTCTCTAGCTTTGTATCTAACGTTACCAGTATCGAAATCACCTTCCATTGAAGTTGTCAATGGAGTTCTTTCAAAGTGTTTCATACCATTTGGAACGTCCGTAATGATATACCATGAATCAGAATCATTTAAGAAATGGTTCACTCTGTATCCTTGAGGAATCATTCCCATTGAATTGATTGCATTGATATCATTATCTGCTGTCTGAGTTCTACCTTGAGATTTTAATAATCTCTCAGCTTGATACTGATTAGCAGATGGAACTATCATCTTAACACCTCTCGCAGCGATTTTTAAACCTCTTTCATCAGTCATTGCAGCGATATCAATCAGTGCTTGTTCTAATGAAGTTTCGTTTAAGTCCGCTTGAGTAGTTAAAGTGTTTGAACATGCTCCCTGAATCGTAGTGTGATTCGTAGAGAACAATTCTTTGGCGTCACCAGTTTTAAATGTACCTACCGAAGGTAGACCATTGTTTAAAGGTACCGCAGCTTTAACTTGTTTAGCGTTAGACATAGATCTTGCTAGTGCTTTTGTGTATCTAGAAGCTAATCTATCGTAGAGGTTATCTTCAATAGCTTCTTCTGTGATAGCGAAAGCAAGCGCGATCGTTTCCATAGTGTAACGAGCAGTGTAAGTCTCTTGTGCTGTATCGTAAGATACGCCTTGACCTTCTGCTTTTACATCAGCGTTAGCGAACCCTGATAACATAACTTCCTCTTCGAAAGCCCTGTCACTAGATTCAGTAACGTATATTTCGGCAGACTCGTTGTCATACCGTTTGTACTCCAGCCCGAATAGTGCATTCAGACCTGGTTCTAGTTCTTTAACTAGCTGTGCTCTTGATATTGCCATTGTCTATATGCTCCTATTATTGCCAAGTAACTGCGTTTGTTAAGTATTGGTTAAGGTTCTGACAAACAACTACAGAACAGCCTGCTGCTGTAATGTCGTTATTCTCTGGATCCTCGGCCGTTCTTATTAAACGCCAGTTATTAGCTGTTGCTGACACACCAGCTGTTATTACTTTTGATGTTGATTGACCTGCAAGTTCATTGCCAGTCGGATCACCAGTAGTCATACCGTATGTTTTACCATAACCAGCTTGAGCTACTGCACCATCAATCAAACCAACATAAAGTTGGAAAGGATTGTCAAGTACGAACGCTGTGATGTCTTCACTGTTAGCTGGAGTAATAGGTTGGTTGTACCAATTAGACCAAGTAGGTTTTAGTGTTGTACTAGCATTGTAAAAAATACCATTTAACACACCCATAGTCTTATCAGTAATCGCATTCTGCCCGACTTTCATATATCCAACTTTAGACTGTACTACAGTCCCTTGGAACAAATCTTTGTCGTAAGCAGCATCAATGTAGTATTTGCCTTGTCCAGAAGTCGCTGGTGTAGAACCAATTACGCCTACTGGGATCAAACCAAAACCCGTTGAGTTATTGTTTGCCATGTTATTACTCCTTTTGTCTATAAAATTATAGACGGTTTATATTAATCGATAGTAGGGAATTGGTTGTTATCCCGAGAATAGTTAAAAAATTAACTTTTCTTTGTACCACCGAAGGTTACACGAGATTGTCGATCGATATCGATCGGCATACTCTTATGTTGTTCCCTTAGTAAGTCGGTTTCAACTGCTTCGTCTTGACCTTCAGTAAGTTTCTTCTGATACTCAACACGTTGCTTCGCGAGTTCTTCGGGTATCCTAGCCAACAATAGGCCTCCTACTCCAATGACTCCAGCGTATTTGCCGTCGGCAACTACAGGATAATCAGTGCCTTTGTATTCATCAGCTCTCACTAATTCATACCCTTCTCTGAGTCTTCCATAAATGTTTTTACTATCTTGGAATCCTACAGATTCAGCTCTGATCCATCTGTGCCTAAAGCCGTCAGGCGCTGGTGGTGCATCCAGAGAGGATGGTGGCTTGTACACTTTTGGCCTTTCAGTTTTTGACCGTGTCTCAGCCGCACGAGAAGTATTTTTGTTTTTGTCCATATTACGCTCCTTCCTTCGTGAGTTTTAATTGTCTTGCGTATTCTTCGAGTGGCACATTCAATTTTTTAGCTATTGCTACTTGAGATGATGTGAGTCTCATTGTTTTGCGACCAGTTTTTGCACTTCTGCTTGCAGAAGCCACCGACTGAACGGGTCTAGTCGTTTGTATATCTCCACCTTTATCAAATTTATTCGGAAAGTCAACTCTTATACGTCTGTCTATTTCTGCATAATATTCATTTGATCTAGGATCAAAACCTTCTTTATCCACTAAATCCTTATGAATCTCGAACGCTGTAAACGTCATAGCTCGGTTAGTACCAAACCATTTGTTTCTAGACGCCCAGTCTTCAGCTTCAGGATCAGCTTCAGGTAATGATTGTGGAGTTTGTCTTGGTAAATTTCCACCGTCGGAAAGTTGAACAGGTTTCTCAGC